TATCATTGGCGAATTTACTGAACCTGCATTATTTCTTGCACCTATATAAAGGTTTCTATTAATAGATTGGTCAAAATCTCCTGTAGTTGGCGTATAAGTACGTGCATCTACAAGAGCACCATCAAGATATAAACCTTGATAACTATCACTTATAGTACCAACAATATGATGCCATGTAGCATCAGTTAAAGCAGATGCTTCTACATTTATAGTTTCAGTAATACCATCTCTATAAATCAAATCCAATTGACCAGCAGTTGAAACTCTTATGAAGAATTTGTCATTACCTTGATGAGTCCCACAAATATAGTTATAAGAATCAGGTGTTGCATCTGGGAGTTTCACCCATACACTTATTGTAAATGGAGCATTAAATACTGTAGTTTCAAAATTAGTTCCACAATCTATATGGTCATCTGTTCCATCAAAAGCTAAAGAGTATTCATCTCTAAATACATCTCCGCCCATTGTCACTAATCTTCTTGAAGGAAGCATTAGTCTTGTACAAATCCAAATCTAAGAACCATATCACCTTCTGCATAATCTGTTGTATTTTGTACTATTCCCCACACATATAAACTTCTTGTATCAGCTGCTGCTTTACAAACCATTCCAATGTTTTGTTTAGAACCTACAGCTGCAAGAGTACTTACAGTAGTGAGGGATGGAAAACTAACAATTCCAAGAGTACCATCTATAACAGTAGCTGGTGAATCAATATCTGGAGAAGCTGTTACTGCATCTCCTGTTTCAGCATTACCACTTTCATCAACTAAAGCTGTCGAATCTGAAGTCAGAACTATATCAAAAGCTCCTGTTACTACAGTACCACTTGACATAGCTACAACTGATTGTAAAATAGCTGAGCCTCCTTTTACCGCAACAGCATTAGGTATTTCTGTTACTAAAAAGAGTAAATCTCCTATAGTACCAGCGCCGCCATTAGAGACATCAGGTGAAATTGCAACATCAATTAAATCAATTTTCATTTGATTTAATTTTTTAGCACCTGAAAGAAATTCGCCTCCTGAAACTTTACTTCCTGTTACTCCAGCCTGTGTTATCGTTAAATCACTCATTTCCTCTCCTATTTATGTAGAGGGGCCGAAGCCCCTCCACGATTAATAAACTAACCACTTACTACGATGGGTCAGCTCCTACACCACCTATTCTTCCTACACCAACATTTGCTCCGCCAGATAATCCACCAACGAAGAATTTGCCTTGCCAAGTAGTTGCATCATCATTTCCATCATTCCATGACAATCTATACCATGGTAAAGTATAGTCAGACAAATCAACTGTATACAATTGAACGCCTGTAGTATTAGGTTCTGTATCGTCATCTAATGATGAACCTATCATTACCCAATTTTTACCATCTATAGAACCATCTATATGGAAATCTGATGTTACATTAGCACCAGCTGTTGTAGTGTTAAATCCAACAATAAGTTTTTTCCCATTCACTGAAGCTCCTGGAATACCAGGACTAACTATTTCAGCATCAGTGTCAGAAGGGTCAATAAGAGGCGTAATAAGGTGCATTACACCACCTTCTTCAACTTCTAACCAGCTACTGTAAGCAGCATCTTGAGCATGAGTAGTTCCTTCAGTTATTGCAGTACTAGTTATTCCTATTACAGCCATAATCTACCTCCTACTTAAGAAAACTTAAGAATTGCGTGAGTTTCAGGAACACTAATTTCAAGACCACATTCAGTGATAACCTGGTCTTGACGACCATCTACACCATTGTCTTGTACGTTAGTTTCCACAAAGGTGTCTCGACTTACACCATTACCCACAAGTGGTCTATATGCAACATTCTTCATATCGACTGCTACACAGTAATCTTCCCAAGGACCTCTTAATAAAGGTTCTTGAACAAAATGTAGATTACCAAATATAGTGTTTACAACTGTAACTGAATGCCCGAAAGCACCAGGAATAGTTTGAATATCTAATCGATATTGAGATGAGCCTATAGAATTATTTAAGAAACTTCCATTACCTAATTTATTTAAATAAGTAATAACCTTCCTTGAAGCTAACACTAGTTTGTTACCACTATTGCCAGATTCAGGAGCGAAGAAATCTTCCATTGCATCTAAAAACGCATCATAACCAGATGAACTATAAGACATATTATAGATTTTACCATACGTTTCAGTGTAAGGTAATATACCCCAAGTACGTCTTGTTGGCGCAGTTGCTACTGCCTCAGCAGAAGAACCACCATAGCCAAATAACATAGCTTGTTCGATATCCATTTTATGTTCCATTAGTTTATCTTGCCAGATTCTTTGAAACTCATTAGCAATGCCTCTATACTCAGTAGCTAATGAAGTACCAGAAAAGATATTCATACCAGTTTTGAAGATTTGACAGTATCCTTCTCTGTCATATAATTTATCTTCCCAACCAATAGGACTATCACTTCCTTCAGCAAAAGCTGTACCTATTACCTGAGCTTGATTACCAGCTGCAAAAGTTGTTCCTGATGGTAAACTAGCTCCAACAACAGTTAACTTACCTGCTGCTATAAGCACTAAACCATTAGTTCCATCTGTTCCAGTTGGGTCATAATCAGCTGCTACTGCATCTGAGTCTATCTGAAAACGATACACTGTACCTTCATCAGATTTTACTGCAATAATTTGACTAGGCAATAAAAATCTAGGTCCAGTGTTTGCTTGAATCTTACCATATTCGTCATAACCACAGGTAAAGTTCATAGCTTCAGTTGTATCAGCACCATGAGCTAGTACTCCTTGAGCTGCTACATTTGCTTGAATTGTCATATTACGTCTTTGCCACTGATGTCTCTGTTCTAAAAACTTAAAAACAGGGTCATTAGTAGCTTTTTTTGCCACCTTCGATAAATATACGAAGAATGGACTTTGTTGTGGTGCCAACTCAGCAACTCTCTCTCCAAAATTAAACTTACGTCTAGTATCGTTTAATGAAACGGAGCTTTGAGCTACATTGGGACCACCGATATTTGAATATACTTCAGCCATATCGCCATCCTTTTAGTTTGCCCATCTTCAGCTGTCTTTATAAGACCTTCGGGTAGGGCTATTAATAAATTACTTCCAAGGGTTTTTACTATTAAAATTCCCTATCATAGTATCAATCATCTTATCTTCTATATTTCTTCCATCTTGACTAGATTGTCCAGAAGGCATCACTCCCATAGAGGATGGTACTTGCTGAGCATTCTGAGTTTGCTGAAATGATTGACTTGGAACAGGAACATTAGTTTGAGTATTGTTTCCGCTTCCTTGCAATCTGTATAGTTGAACAAGATTATCAATATTTACAGAAGCTGGGTCAGACATTTTAGTAAGAAAATCATTAGCTTCATCACCACTCATACCATGATGCCCTGTTACATAATTGACTATATCAGCTTTTTGTTTAGCTGCAGCTTGAGTCGCTTGTTGCCTTTTAGCTTCATCAACTCTTTGCTTTTCCATATTATCAAATTTTTCTTGTAACACTGCATTTTGATATTGGGTATGTAAACTATTATATTCTACCATTTGTTCGTCCCAATCTTCTTTCGCATCTAAATACCTAGCACTCTCACTAGAAGGGTCTGTATAAGCTTCCTCTCTAGAAAATGCTCTAGGTCTTCCAGGTTTTTCAGGTGGAGCTGGAAATTCAGAAGGTTGCTCTTGAGGTACTTCTTGAAGTGGAGCAACTGGTTGTTGTGCAACTTGAGGTTGCGCATTTTTCACTTGCTCTAATTCATTTTTGTACTTATCTGCTTGAGATTGCCAATATGCGTATCTTTTAGCATCATTGTCATCCGTTGCAGGTTGAGTTGGTTCTGCGTTTCCAAATTCATTTACTCGGGGTTGTCCTTGTTCAGGAGCCTTTTCAACATTACCTTCATTTCCTGTGTTAGTAAAAACATCAGAAATATTTTGAGAATCCTCGTTAATAATAGCATCACTGCCAAATACAGCGTCTTCTAAAGAAGCATATTGCTGTTCATTATTATTTTCCTGAGGGGTATCTGTTTGTATATTGTCTTGTGTCATTTCTTTCTCCTTTTGGCTGCCTCTTTCTTGCCACCAGATGAGGGTGAGCTAATTTTACTTGTAGCATCTTTTATGCCTTGTTTTACTGTGGCTAAGCTATCATCAAGTCGTTTATCATAAAGAGTACCTGCAGCTTTAGCTTTATTACTAATCTGGTCAAGGTCTCCTTTAAACTTCTCAACTTCAACTTTCTTCCTAAGGTTAACTGCTTCTCTATCTCTAGTTTGCAGGTCACCTTTAAGTCTTTTATTTTCTTCTGTAGATTGTTCTAATTGTTGTTGTAATTGAGCAATCATATCAATTCTTTGCATAACACCTTCCATATCGAAAACTTCTGTTTTCTTAAGAACTTCTTGTCTATCTATTAAACCTTTTTGATATGCATCCATATAGAACTCAAGTTCTGCGTATCTATTACTTGGCAATGTAGAACCTGATACTACTATTACATCATATTTGCCAATAGTGATATCATTCATTACTTCTATTTCACCTGTTTTATCATCTACAAGTCTTTTATTTACAATATATTCACTCATAGAGTTATTAGGTTGAATTACTCTAAAAATCTTTTGCGATGTATATAGTTGTTGCATTAAAGGAATAGCTATTTGACCTACTCTTACTAATGCAGATTCAACATCTGCTAATTTAGACTTCATTTTTCTTTGCCCAAATTCATCAATAGATATTGTTGCTTTATATGTTTGAGGAGCAGCCTGACTATTACCCATCATCATTTCATATAAACCTAAAGCATGGTCTATATCGTTCTTTGCAGAAGTTTCATTTTGATATAATTCATTAGGAAGAGGTGTTGGTTGAACTGGCATTGGAGCACCATCTGTTGGGTCATATGGTATAGCAACACCTGGTTGTGCCCATTTCTCTTCAAAATCCTTCATATCTACACTACCTTCTGGAACAAGTATTTTAGTATTAGTACTTGTAGTAGCATGTGCAATTATCAAAGAACGTGTTTTATTTATATATTCTTGTAATCCTTTTATAAGCCTAACATCACTCATAGGATATGGCGTTCTTGTATGTATATTCATTACAGGAACTAATGGATAATTTTCAATAGGCATTACTCTAGAATATAAATGAGTTTCTCCCATTATGATACATTGTTTAACTTTCTTAGTAGTAATCTTAACAATTTGTATTAACTGTCTTTCTATTAACTCTTGATATGTTACTTGGTCAGCTGGAATTTGAGGAACTTCATTTTCAGCTATAGTCATAGCCTCTTCTTGAGTATAACCTGATTGTAATAATTCTTTCATTTTAACAGATATTGATGACCTTCTTTGTTGTTGCAATTGCATCATTAATTGCTGTGCTTTTTCTAAATCAGTTATAATCTGACCGCCTATTTCCCAAGCAGATTGTTGCAGATATGAAACATAGTCATCTTCTGATATTAATTCTTCTTTTCCAGAAAAAGTTTCAAATGTACGATATTCGTCAACATCTACTTTGTAATATCTCTCATATCCTCTTATATACTCCTGATTATTTACTCTTCCTACATCTTCTGGAAAAGTAGTTTCACCATCATCTTCGCGTTCGGTGAATGGAGCATTAAAATCTACTTTATTTCCTGCATCAGAGTCAGCATTTTCAATCTTATCTGAATACATAGGGTATAGTTTTTTAGCTTGGTCTTTAGTAAAAAGTTTAGATATTATAATATTTTCCGCATCATCAAAAAGCTTATGTCGACTATTAGGGTCAACATATACA